TCTCGACAAAATAATAGATGCCGCTCTCGGCCAGGAGGTGAGTGGGAGAGATGACCACAGATCACGAAATGAGGATGGGGCGTTCAGTCTTTATGAGGAAAACGAACGTCTGCGGGCGGCGCTTAAGGACTTCGTAACTGACGGACATTGCCCAACCTGCACCGAAGATAGGGGGTTCTGTAATACCGACAAGTGCGTATTGCGGAACGCAGAAGCCGCCCTTGAGCAGAAATCCCCATGAGCTACTACGACAGCCTCATTGGTTGAGCAGAAATCCCCATGAGCTACTACGACAGCCTCATTGAGCCGTTACGTGCCGAACGCGATGACCTGATGAAGGCCAACGCGCTGTTGCACGCGCTGATCGGCAACCGCGAGGCCGAGATCGAACGGCTGCGGGCCGACAAGGACGTGATCCGCTCGCGCTGGACTTACTTCTCCCGGCGCAGGAATGCCGGAATGTCCGGCAGCTCGAACGGCGCAGCAGCCGCCTTGGATGGCTTCGCGGCTGGCTCGGGTGGCGGTTGCGGCCTCGGCTTCTCGGCTGGCGCTATGGCTGCCGGGGATGCCGGGGTGACCGGGATGTCGAGCGGATTGGGATTACGCGGCGGCAGGCCTCGCTTGTGTTGCGGCATGACCACCGGCGCCTCGGGGTTGAGCTCGTTATGCCGGTCGACCCAATTGCGGATCGTCTGTTTCGGTATCCCGAATTGATCCGCAAGCTCGGCCGGATGCTTCCCGCAGCGCACCAGTTCCACGACTTGCCGCTTGAATGCCGGCCAGCCGATTTTAGGCCGCCGCACTTGCCGCACCCCCAGCTCGGCCCGTCTTTTCTCGTCGGCGGTCGGCGGCTTCTTGTGCCGGGCGTCGCGGCAGAAGCCATGCACCTGCTCGCGGTAGCCGCCCGCCGTTATGCCGTGGATGCGGTGCGACGACCACCCGAGATCGATCATGACCTTGGTCAGCCGCTGGTAGTGCTCGTTCTTGCGCTTGCCCATCGGCACCTTGAGGATGTCGAGCAGCGACTGCGCCGCGACCCGCTCGATCCCGTCATGATCGACCACGCCCTTGGCCCGCTCGAGGATCGGCACCCAAACGTCGGCGTTGCGGTTCTCCAGCCGCACCTTCTCGGAATCGAGCCGCTCCAGCCAGGACAGCGGAAAGTTCGGGACCAGGTCGTCGCCTTGCTGCGCATCGCTCATGGCTCAGGTCCATCCCGCCGCCGTGACGTGCCGCTCAACTGGCCGCTTCCGCGGCACCAATCGGCGGGCATATTCTTGCACAAGGTTTCTATTCTGGGCCACCAAACACACATATTGCAAGCAATCGACCACGTGCGAGTAGCCCTCGGCGTCGAACTTCTCCGGGATTGCCCGCAGGCTCCCTTCCTTGTGGCGCTTGAAACGATAGCCGCCGCTCATGGCGCGGACCAGCATAGGGCATCCGCGCCCGTTGATCACCAGCGATGGGCCGCCATTGGTTTGCCGCCCAAGCATGGTCTCCACAGCGCGCAACCGGGCGTCAATGTCATTGGTGGGAGCCGGAAAAGCCGGCAAACCCATGCGCTTCAAGGCATCAAAGCTGGTTTCTTCCGCAATGGTTCCCTTGGCCACACCCGCCGGATCGCCAACAATCATCACCTTCGCGCCGGCGAACTTGTTGCTGAACAGTCGTGGCCGTATTCTTTCCTCGACCTGTTTTTCCAGGCCGATGTTGACTGCCGGAATCTCCTCGTGAACCAGCAGCCGCCCCTGATGATCGACCTGGCAGACCAGGCTCCAAGGATTGCGTCCGAAGTCGATTCCTACGAGGAGGCTGTAACCTGGTATGCAAAATGTATCGTCCACCACGTGGAACGAGGGCTTGAATGTTTCCTTGAAGACCGCCTCCCCGCTGGGGTCATCTCCGAACTCTGCAAAAACATACCGCTTAACCCAAGCATGCGAGCTGCCATATAACTGCACGAACCTTTCGTAGTATTTGCGCCCCTCCGCAATGCGATCGGGATGATTGATCGGCAGTTTGCTGGTCGTGACGTTTTGCACCAAGTAGTTGAGGTTTTCCGCATTGTCCGCCATCCCCGACGGCTGCTGGAAAATCTGGAAGTCTGCCGGCGGATCAACCATCAGCTTGTGCCAATCAGTCAGAAGCTGCGGCATGTTGGTGTCCGCGATTATTCCATAGAAGCTCGGAGTGCCGCGATTGCCGGAAGGATAGCGCCCGATGCGCCCGGAAATGGGGGCTACGATATCAAAATTGCACTCGATAGCCTCGCTGATCCAACACATGGAGAGTTGCATGCTGAGCAGCCGTGCTTGATCTGCGGCGTCTTCTAGCGGGATGAAGACCCACTCGCTTCGCACGTCGCTGAAATCAAGATAAAACGTATTTTCACTGACCTTCCATTCCCCAAGGCCAGCGAGCCACATTTGCGCGTCGCGTAAGACTGTGTCCCGCAACTGACGGAGCGTCTGTCTCACTATGGCGACCCGTGTATAGCGGATGCCGTCTGGCGCTTTCGCCTGTGTCATGCACCGGCGTAGGAGTTCAATGATGCATGCGGTCGTCTTTCCACTGCCGACCGGCCCAGCCGCAAGTCGGAAAAAGGCGTTTGACCTCATAAACTTAGATAGTGTTGGAGGAGCCGTATATTCTATTGACATGCTATGCTGCATTTGACATTAGAGTGAGTATGCGCATTCTGAAACGAACGACATTGGTTTGCCCTGGTTGTCATAAGCCGTTCGTTCGGCAGAATAGTAACATCAGGCAAGCAAAGACGCATTATTGCTCCAAACGATGTGCTGCCGATATCAGGTGGCCAAAAATAAATCATGTTTGCCGACATTGCGGACAGTCATTTCAACGGGGGAGAAAGAGTAGAGACAACGTGCGCTATTGTTCGGTTGAATGCACGAGGGCAAGCGCGCCGCCAAGAGGCGAAAACCATTTTCGTTGGAAAGGTGGAATTTCCAAGCGTAGCTCTGCTGTGAAAAGTGTGGCGCGCCGCAAAGTACGTGAAGTTGGCAAGTGTGAACGGTGCGGTGCGCTTGAAAATTTACATGCACATCATGTCGAACATTATGCCGTTGCACCGGAGCGTAGAGCAGATCCTTCTAATCTCGAAGTTCTTTGCATGACCTGTCATGGAAACGAGCATCCGAACTATCGGAACGTGCTGCTTAGGCCATACGTTCGCTCCGGCAAGAACATTACGTGCATTATTTGCGGTGTTGCACGATATGTGTCTCCACATGCCGCTAATACTGCAAAATTTTGCAGCCTTGCGTGCCGGGATACAGCACGGCGGCAGGGTATCACGCGCGCTCCTGTTCCACGAGCCGGCAAGGAGATTTCCTGCGCTTTTTGCGGCCAGTTGCGCTATGTTCGGCCCTCCCTTGTTGGAGAAGCAAAGTTTTGCAGCCAGAAATGCTGGCGAGCGTCTACCTCCGACTTCATGAAGCGGGACAGCGTCGGCGGCGCCGTGTAAGTGAGGCTCATGGCGTGTTTTCTTCGCCGATGCAGTGTTCGACGAGTTCGAGCACCATTCTGACGATGTTGTTGACGGCGATCTCGGAAGTCCGGTAGGGCTCCGCTATAGCCTTTGTTTCGACCAACACAGCCATGCCGAAGGCATTCCCTCCCATTGATCGCCGGACGCAGGTCAAGCACGTCAGCATTTCGTCGAAGTTGGTTCGAGTTGCTCGGCTGAGCCTTCCATGCTGTCTTACTTCGAGCCGGGCTTGATCGAGCACTCTTATCGCCTCAAGCATCAACTCACGAGGTAGCGGCAGCGGCGGCGCCGTGTAGGTGAGGCTCATTTCCTTACATTTTCAGCGAATTGGATCTTCTTGCGCAGCCCCGGTCGGTTCTTCTTGGCCGCGGCCAGCTTTGCCTGCGGAATCTTCTCGCCCTCCGGTACCCCGAGCGCCCGGTGCAAGCTGCCGACCGTGCCTTTCTTCTCCATCTTCTCCCGCGCGCCCTGTATCCACTTCTTGGCCATGGCTCAGTCCTCCTCCTGCCTCGGGGTTTTCCGCGGCCGCCCCGGCCCGCGCTTCACCACCACCTCGGCGGCAGGCTCGGCGGCAATCAGGTCGATGTCCTTGGGGCCCATCCTCTCGATCGGCTTGTCGTACTTCTCGACCACCGGCTTGCCCTCGCCGTCCTCGCCAAGGTTTATGGTAATCACGAATCTTTCGTTGCTCTTGGCCTCCTTGGGGTCGCCGCCAAGCCCCGCATTGCGCGAGAACAGCTTGGCCACCTCGGTCGCCGCCGACAGCGACTCGTCGCTCATCATCCGCCCGCCCAGCCGCGGCAGCGCCTGCTCCAGATAGGCCGCGCTGATCAGCTTGACCCGCTCGTTGGTCGACAGCGCCGAATTCCATTCCAGCGTGAACTGCTCAAACGCGCGCTTGTAGAACGGCAGCTTGGATATCTCGTAAAAGTCCTGCTCGCTAATGCCGAAATCCTCGAAAATAACCCTATAACTGCGGATCGCCATCGCCATCTCGCGGGCGAGCTTGGCTACGGCAACTTCATCTAAATTTTGATCGGGCGGCTCAGTGGGCTCGGACATCCGCGCACCCTATAACATTTCCCGCCAATAGGGTAGCATGGCGCCCATGGCAACCAACCCACTCGGCCAGCAAGGCGTCCTGCAGGTCGTTCCTCCCGCCGCGCTGGAGGCGCACCTCCAGCAGCAACAACTTGCTCGCTCGCAGGCGGCTGCGCCACAACAAGAACCAGCGCCGCCGCAGCTCGCCGGATTCATCCGCAGCCAGTTCGAAATATTCCGCAACCACCGCAATACCGCCGCCGGCTGGTCGAATCGCCTGCTCGAGGCGTTGCGCACCTTCAACGGCCAGTATTCGCCAACCAAGTTCCAGGAGGTCAAGAAGTTCGGCGGCTCCGAGGTTTTTGCGCGTTTGTCCGCCCAGAAATGTCGCGCCGCCTCCTCGCTCCTGCGCGATATTTATCTCGGCTCCGACCGCCCCTGGTCGATCCGCCCGCCGGCCGATCCCGACGTCCCGCCCGATATCGTCCAGAAGATCGATGCGCTCATGGCCCACGAGCAGCAGATGATCATGCAGACCATGGGCCAGGCCCCCTCCCCGCAGGACGTGCAGATGCGCCGCGCCGCCCTCATGACATCGGCCGCCGACGCCGCCAAGAAAAAGGCCGCCGACCAGGCCCAGGTCGCCGAGGACAGGATCGAGGAGATCCTGCGCGAGGGTGGATTTTATCACGCCCTGGCCGAATTCATCGTGGATCTCCCCATCTTCCCGTTCGCCTGCATCAAAGGACCAACCGTCCGCATCGCCCCCGAGGTCAAGTGGAACAACGGCCAGCCGTTGGTGCGCCAGATCCCGAAGATGGTGTGGAGCCGGATATCCCCCTTCGATATCTGGTTTACGCCAGGCGTGGCGGACATCGCCAACGCCAACGTCATCGAGAAATCGCGCCTGACACGCGCCGAGCTCAACGATCTCCTCGACCTGCCAGGCTTCGACCAGGCCGAGGTCCGCGCCGTCCTCGACGAATACGGCCGCGGCGGCCTCTACGACAACTGGGACACCACCGACGCCGAACGCTCCGTCCT